CTACAAACTATGTCAGCAAAACCAACACGAACTACTGTTGCGTTACCGTTTAGGTTGGCATTGCCTGTTATTTCTATGTTTGCAGTTTTAACTACGCTACCTAAAGCATTTACTGATCCTGTGCCTGTAATTTCTGCATTTGCATTAGCTAATCTTGAAGAATTTACATCTACAAGTGCTGCAGCATTAATTTGCACATTTCCAACTGCGGTTAGCAATCCGTTTGCATTAACGCTTGCTTGGCTACTTACTGTTGCGTTTGCGTCTTTGATACACGCAGTCAGCCATACGCTTGAATCAAGCGAAAAAGCTAGAGAGTCTAATGTTCCAAACTGGTCTAGCTGATCTAGGGTAAATGCTCCGCAAACATCTGCCATTATTCAAGTGTGCAGGTAAGAGCGCCAGCAGTAATCTTAAACTGATCGCCTGTACCAATAGCCTTAGACGAGTTCAGAATCGTATGGAATAACAGATTGCCAGTCGTAACTGCGTCATGCAGACCGATATGGCTGATTGTTCCCCAGTTGTTTGTAGCCTGGGCAAAGGTTACATCTGCGCTATTTGTAGCTACACCGTTAGATGGCGCATTGAACGATACAGCAATACGAGCGTAAGAACCGCCAGTACACTCTGTGCCGCTACCAGCATCAGTAGGATCAGAAGTAAAAAGACCTACGAAACAAGTCGTAGGGCTAGTGTATGTAGTGTTACGGAGAACTGCGTTTAAGAGTGCGTTCTCTAGGTAATTGCTAAATTCAGACATTTAATGCTCCTTTAGGAAACGATCATTCGTAACGGCACTCCAGCGTATTCTGAGCCTTCGTCTGCTACATTTATGTTATTAATAGAACGGTCATACAAACTAGCCCAGACTTGTAGACGGGCATCGTTCATAAGGTAAGGCTCGGCTTCTGCTAAAGCGCCATACAGCAAGGCATCAGCACAGTTGGCTAGGAATACATTGCTTGTAACGCTGTCTGACAGATAATCAGGCTTGGCGTAATAAAGCATCTTTAGCGTGTAAGCTGAATCAGGTACAGGCGCAAGCTGGAACTCGCTTGCCAATACGGTGTAATTAACTGGCACTCCGCTATCTACTGAGCGAGAGTTACGGAAGAAAGACGATGGGGACATATACTCTAGCGTAAATACAGGATTGCCAGATATATGAATATCTCTGATCTGCAAGAAGTCAGCAGGTAATGAAACGGTTGGATCACCGCTAGTTGTGGGCGATGTTACTACTTTAAGCATTTGACGGATGCGTAACTCACGGCGCAAGCGATCTTCTGCTAGGCGAATAAAGTCAGGAATCTGTGTTGTTAAATCGGAACGACCTAAATAACTAGCTATCGTTGTTTTTAGGTCTGAGTATGTCGAGAGTCCCATTTTGTATGTCTTTCCACCCGAACGAACGAGTGCCTATGTGTCCAATTTGACGGGATGTGTCGTGATCTACATACACATCGTAACCAGTATCATGGCACTTAACGCAAAAGTGAATATCCTCACCTATGATTGCGCCATGATCGCTCCACATTACATTAAACCAAGGGCGAGATACTTTTTTAAATACATCTGCCTTGACTAATGTAAAGCCAAATCCTACTGCTGTGCATTTCTCAATACCGTTATTGTTTAACGAATCAATCGGAATCCAGCTGTGTTCTTTTTCATTTTGTATTACTAAGTTTAAAGCTGTAGGTTTGATTGGCTCTCTGCGAGTTGTCGCATTAACACCAACAATATCTACATTGTGCTTTAGCATTTCTTCTAGCGTGTCTTTAGGGAATCTCATGTCAGAATCTACCCACATTAGGTATTCTGCACCCCATTTCAAGGCTTCTTCTGCCAAGTTCTCACGCTGCGTAAAGATCAAAGTACCCTGCATTTGCAGTAAATGTATGTCTACTTTGCCTCGTAACGCCTCGTATTGCACTAATTTAGCTAGGTCAAAGCAAAAGCCTGACATCAGTTCATCCCTACACGGGACACATATTGCTACTTTAGTTTTCTTTTTCATACCCTACCTGGTCTTGTTCTAAAAAAACGGTTATCGGGGTCATTTAGAAACTGCCTAAATTCCTTCTCGTTTATTACAGCAAATCCACGCATGATTCCCTTGCGGTTAAGGGTATCTACTATGGTAAATGGCAAACTAGCAATCTTGGTAAGATCGCCCCATTTATCATGCACAGAACCAGCATTATATTGCGATTTGTTCTGTTCTACAATCTCGGTAACATCTTGGCTCGTTCTAACGATTAAGCCGCCTTCACCGTCATCAACCGCTACCGACATCTTTTTGGCTGATTGGTCTGCTTGCAATAGTCTTTTCACAGGACACCTATAGAAATAGAGGCGAGTTTCCCCGCCCCTATTCTACATCAATTACAGCGCAAAGTTCAAGTCTGCTGCGATACCATGAGCAGCTTCATTACGCATTTCCAAGGTCAACTCAGCGATTAACTGGGTTTTCTCAGAGTCACCAGTCTTAGCCAACTCAATGGTTTGGAATGGGCGCAAGTAAGCCAATGCTGCGTACTCAGGATCAACTACGACTGCGTCACGGGTACGCATGAAACGGTCAGGAACAACCGAGATTGAACCAAAGTCGCTCAAATATACATCTGCTGCGCCAATGATCGTTGTTGGAGCATCACCAGGAGCCATGTAACGCTGGGCTGCAATACCTGTAAAATCAGAAGTCTTTTGTTTACCGATTGGGCTTACATACATAACCTTTGGATTGCCACCGTTGATGTACGCCTCACGGATGATCTCTTTCAAGATTGTTTCTGTGAATGTACGAACAGCACCATCGGAACGAGTGGTTGAGCCAGCAGTTGTTGGATCAGCGCCGTTTGTGCCAAAAGATGTGTTGGACTTCAACCATGCAAGCATAGTACCCATCTTGCGAGCAGATGAGCTTGAGCCAGCCGTACTTGCTTGGTTAGCAAAGAGGATGGTTTCAATATCACGCTTGATTTCGCTAGATGCTTTAGCTAATTGATCATTTATATTTGCTACGGTTCGTTACTCCGTAACCATCTTTCGATGCTCTAACTTTCATTAGAGATTAGACTATATCACCACCCTATTTCTAGGGGCTAGGGGCTTCGGATCACTTGATCCTACGAGCTTTCGCTCTAGTCGTTGAACCTTCCGATTTCTCGGCTCGGCTGCTGATTGCCCAATCCTTGAGATTATTACCATTTGGTACTCTTGGCTCTAAGGGGTTTCCAGCAATTCTCCTAGTTACTTCAATATTTATTACTAAATAAGGGCGCTTAACTTAGTGTAAAGTTGCTAACGCTTTTTCAGACTTACGACCAGCTTTATCTACGGCTTCCAAAGTACCTGATACCTGGATTGTTTTGCCAACGATCTGGGTATAGTTACCGATACGGAATGTAGGTGAAGTAGTTGTAGCAGTAGCGTCATCGCCTTCAACTAATGCGTTTGCGGTGGTCGCAGCAGCAAGGTTGTCAGTCTGCCACTCATGGTAAACGGCAGTTGCTTTGCTCTTAGCCAAAGTAGACATCAAAGGTGTGTCTGTTGGGCTAATATCATAAATCATGTCGGACAAATCTTCCCGTAAACCACCACGGGTTGAGCTTGTATCATATACTGTATATGTATTTGTTGGTGCAGTCATTTAATTCTCCTTAAACAAATTTTTCAAATAATTTAGCAGCGTCTGAGACTTTCCCAGACTTTCTAAACTGCTGTTTTAACTTCTTGGTTTGCTCTGACTCTAAACTGCCTTGCGGTCTTGATGTCCCTGGCTTTAGCATCTTGGGTGCTTGTGCTACTTGTTTGGTAACAGCACCTTTGTTGCTCATCAGTTTGTCATACTGCATTGCCTTATACAGAGTCAGAACAGCACGAGAGTCATAGACTTGTGCCAGTTCATTGGCTTGAAAGCCGATACTCTCAGCATACTTGCGTATATTGGATCGTACCTGCTCGCCCTTCTCAGGATCAGCATAATCGGGTAGGACAGACTTTAGCTTTTCAGCCTCAGAAGCCACTACACGCTGTAATTGCTCGGCATTTTCAGATTGTTGCATTTGTGCAATTCTGGCTTGCTCGGCTCTAATAGCGTATAACTGCTTTTCCTTTTCCGACTTTTCTGCAACCCTTACGGCATAGCCGATTGGGTCTACTTCCTTTAGGGCATCCAAGTCCTCGCTTGGCGTTTGCGATTTGAGAGCTTGCTCAATGATCTGCAACCGTTGTGCGTAGGTGTCCCGTAGTTGTTTTGCTTGCTCTACCGCAATGTACTCAGCTTCTACAGCCTTTCGTTGCTCTGCAAGTTTTTGGGTTTTTTTAGTATAGTCAGCTTCTCTTTGGTAGCCTTTAACAAGTTCATCCTGCGTAACCTCGTACTCCTGTCCTTCTACTTTGACACGATAACGGGGCTGCTCTTGTTCCTGTTCTTGCTCCTCTGAGTCATCCGAGTCGTACGATTCCTCGTACGCTTCATCAGCTTGGGCGTTTGCTGTCTGTTCTGGTTGCTCAGAAGTTTGCTCTTGCGAGGCTTCTGCGGCATCCATCATAGCCAAAAATCCACTTGCAGCTTGATCTACTGTAAGCGATTCATTCCCTGACGGGGTGATGTTTTCACTCATTCTGTTTCCCTAATTGTTCCTGATACTGTCAGGTGCAGTTCTTAGCAAGTGCTAAAGAATCTTCCAGCGTTTACTGTCAATCTTGTCCGTTTGGGCTAAAGACTGAAAGTGCGCTCTAATTGCTTTCACGGCTCGTTGCATACGATATGCTTCTTCCCGTTCTTCTATATCGTGCGGTGCTGAGTTCACAATAATGTCTATTTGTGATTGCTCAATCAAATCCATTTCTTCGTTAAAGAATGTGTCTAACAACAATCCTCTAGCTCGTTGGTCTTTCAATTCTTATCCTTGGTTAGCGGCTATTGAAGCCTGTCTAGCGTTGTAGTCAGCTAATATCTGTTGGAACTGAGCGCTTTGGTTTACAAATGGGTTTAGATTTGATGCTACGCCACCCACATTTACATTGGGATCGTTCAGCGTTGAGTAAATAGGCATTTGGTTTGTATCGTAGCCTGTAATAAATCCACCAGTTTTTACGCCTTCTGGCTGGAAAACACCTGGGCGATACGGAGCGAATGTAGCGTTTACAGGCGTTGCCCCAAAGTCAAACCGTGTGGGTAACTCTGCTTGTGGAATGTAACCAGCAGCTCCACTACGGAATGTTGTACCTGCTGTTCCAAACGGAGTAAAGCCTGGCTGCAATCCTGCCTCAGAGTAATACTGACCTGTCTGCGGTGTTCGCATCGTTTCAGCGCCGCCAAACTGCTGACCTAAAGATGTCAATAACTGATTAACATTTTGGTTAAAGTTCTGAGGAGTCACAGCATTTTGCTGAGTAGCCATTGTGCTGGCATTGTAGGCAGTAGGTGTAAATGGGTAATTTAGTCCAGCAGCCTGATAAGTTCTTGCTAATTCATCGTTTGCTTGGTAGTAGCCTGGGTCTTGTGCGCTCAATGCAGCTTGGCGCAGTCTTGCTTCTGACAATGCGGTACTAAGGTCATTATCTTCGCCAATTTGCTGACCATAAATAGCGTCAATAACCACAGAGCCTTGTGGTGTTGCTAGTATGTTTCTAATGTCTGCTGGGTTAGTAGACCTAGACAATGAATTAACAATTTGGGTATATTCTGCGTTTGTTAATGATCCTGCTTGAAATGCACGATTAACAGCCTCAGTTACCCTTGGTACGCTTAATGTTTCTACGCC